CTTGAAGCTCACCAAGGAGCAGGCCAAGAATTTGCGGGACAGTATCAACCGAGAGTGGGCCTTGTGGGCCGAGACAACCAAGTGCGACGCTGCCGGGCTGAATGATTTTTATCAGTTGCAGGGGCTTGGTTTTCTTTCAACCGTCATGAGTGGCGACGTCTTCGCGTTGATGCCGAGCTACAAACGTCCGTGGTCAACCTACGACCTCAAAATCAATCTGATTGAGGCTGACAGGTGCGACACCCCGACTGATGGGAAGTTCGACACCACGAATGTCCAATCTGGTGTCGAGGTGGACAAGGACGGCATGGTTGTTGCTTATTACTTTAGCAATAACCATCCAGGTTCAGACAATCTGCCAACACAGACCGAGTGGGTGAGGGTTGAGAAGTACGGTGCCAAGACGGGCCGGACGAACGTCCTCCATTTGTTCGAAGCAGAACGACCTGGGCAGCGTAGGGGTGTGCCGATCATTGCGCCAGTGATTGAATCCCTCAAAATGCTGGACAGGTACACCGACGCCGAGATTTCCGCAGCGGTCATCACGTCCATGTTTACCGTGTTTGTAACCAGCGACAAGGAGAACATTGAAGACGGGCCAATAGGCGGCGGCATGGGGTCGCCTGAAACAGATGGATATGAGGATATGCCAGGGTTTGAAAGCTCAGTCAAGCTCGGGAAGGGCGCTATCAACTACATGGACCCAGGCGAAAAGGTAGAGTTCGCGGACCCTACCCGACCAAACCCGAACTACGAAGCATTCGTGAGGGCCATCCTCAAGCAGATTGCAGCAGCATTAGAACTGCCATACGAAATCCTGACCAAGCAGTTCACCAGCTCGTATTCGGCTAGTCGCGGCGCACTGCTGGAAGCCTGGAAGATGTACCGTATGCGCCGTTCGTGGTTGGCTAAGAGTTTTTGCCAGCCGATCTACGAAGAATGGTTTGTTGAAGCAGTCTCCAAAGGAAGAATCGACGCACCCGGCATCTTTGATGATCCGGCTATTTTTGCCGCCTACACCAAGGCGGAATGGCATGGACCGTCGCAGGGCTTGCTTGATCCGACCAAGGAAGTAGATGCCGCTGTTAAACGGATGCAATTCAACCTGAGTACCGGAGTGCGCGAAGCTGCTGAGATTAACGGCGGTTCATGGGACGACAACGTGGAACAACGAGCCTATGAACACGAACGCCTCGAAGAGTTAGGACTGAAGGAAGGTGGAGCCGTTACCGCTACGCCTGTAACTCCTTCAGAACCTTCGAATCAAGGCGAAGAAGAAGACCCCGGCAACAACGGAGACAACAACCAGGACGGGGAAGGGGGTGAACAAACAAATGCGGATTAATCTTTTCGGAACGATCGTTTCAAACGATGATGCTTGGTTCTATGAATGGTTCGGAGCCGAACACACAACGCCCAAAATGATCATTGATCAACTTACGACGGCTGGTGATACAGATGTCGAACTGTACATCAACTCCCCAGGCGGTGACGTGTGGGCAGGCTCCGAGATTTACACGGCGCTGAAAGAGCATGGTCGCGTCACAGCTAAGGTCGTAGGCGTCGCTGCTTCTGCTGCTTCCGTAGCTTTATGCGGGGCTGTCCGGGCACTCATTGCGCCGACAGCTCAAGTAATGATCCATCGTTCATCCACAGTCACAGCAGGCAATAAACAAGCTCATGACGAAGGCTCGCAGCAGCTTAACAGTGTGGATGAAGGTATGGTCAACGCCTACGAGGACAAGACGGGCATGAGCCGTGAGGAAATAATCGCACTGATGGACGCAACGACATTCCTTGACGCTAACCGAGCGGTTGAATTGGGATTTGCGGACGAGAAAATGTTCGCCCAAACCGACAAGGTAGCAGCTTCAGCTACAGCGACATTGCCTGTGATGCCAACCGAATTCCTTAACACGTTCAAGGCCAAGCTCATAGAGGCAAACTTGGCTCCTGGGGGTCCGGCGGCGAAACCGCCTGAACCGGAACCAGTAGCCAGTGCAACACCAAATACACAGACCCCGAAGGAGGGCACACCAAAAATGGATATCAATCAATTGCGTAGCGAACACCCTGAACTGGTAGCAGAGATCATGACGGCATCAATTGCCACAGAACGCGAGCGTATCAGTGCGCTGAACAAGCTGGAAGGAGCGCCAGGAGCAGCACCTTTTATTAAGGCAGCTATTGAGAGTGGCGAAACCGCCCAAGATGTGGCGATGAAGATTGTTGAAGCTTCCGCTAAACGCCAAACGCAAGAGGGTGCAGACCGCCAATCCGATGCAGACCAAAGCGGTGTTAATGCCGTTGCTAACCAACCGGGTATCAATGCTGACGACAAAGCCAAGCAGGACAAAGAAGCGCGTATTAATGCAATGATCGAAAAAGCGAAGCAACTTAAAGGAGGCCGTAAATAATGCCAGCATACGAAAGCAGACCATATGACAATTTGTTCGCAGGTGGAGTACAACCGGAGGTCATGACAGCAATCATCGTCAAAGCAGGGTCGGGTATCATCAAGCGCGGTTGCGTGCTGGGTATCGCAGGCCAATTGCCAGAAACGGACCTGTACGCAGGCACGCCGATCTGTGTCCCTGTTAACTCCACGAAATCGGACGGTTCCCAGTATCCGTATTCGATCCTGGCGGACGAGGAAGTGGACGCAACGACACAAGATGTCCGCGCTGCTGCATACCTTGACGGTGAATTTAACCGTGACGCTCTCACTTTCGGTGGCACTGACAAGGTGGCACAACACGAAGTTGCAATGCGCAACGTCGGCTTGATCACAAAACGAGTAGTTAAATAGAGGAGGATAAAAAATTATGGCATACAGCGATCCGTACGATTTCCCGACATTGTTCCGCGTGGTCGAGGCTTTACCAAAAGACTCCACATACCTGATGGACCAGTTTGCAACAACAGGCGAGCCTTTCACTGATGACGAGATTGAGATTCAAACCAAGAAAGGGCACCGCCCTTTGGCTCCGTACGTGTCCGAGTTGCTGCCAGGTAAAGTTATCAGCCGCGTTGGTTGGACTGCTAAACAGTACAAGCCTGCCCTGCTGAAACCTATGAGAATCATCACACGCCACGACCTGAAGGTACGTCAAGCGGGTGAAAACCTGGTTAACCCTAAGTCGCCTGAAGAACGGTTCCAAGACCTGGTTACACAGGACTTGGTTGACCTGAATGACTCCGTTTCCCGCCGTGAGGTTATGCAGCTTGCTGAAATCATGTTCACAGGCCGCACGGTACAAATCGGTGAAGGTGTGTCCCAAGTACTTGACTGGGGATTCGAAAACATCGAAGTTCTTTCCGGCTCCGATCTGTTTAGCAACCAGGAAACAGACGTCATGGGCTATCTGCAAGAGTGGAAACAGGAAGTCATGGACAAATCGGGTATCACTCCAAGACGTGTCTTGACAACCGCACAAGTCGGCTCGACTATCATGCGCCACTCTACAATCCTGGCGTTGATCAAAACGGACAACACTGCCGTATTGACGCCTGGACAACTCAACCAAGAAATCCGCCAAGACGGCGTTATCTATCACGGTTACTTGGCGCAGATTGACCTTGCGATCTACTCGTACACCAACTCGTACACGGATGAATTGGGTAATGTTGTCCCTTATGTACCACAGGGCACGCTTGCATTGCTGCCGGATGGTCCGTCCTTTACGTTCCATCACGCCGCTAACCTGATCATGACCGAAGGTGGAGAATTCAAATTCGTTCAAGGTCGTATTACGCCACAAGTCTTGACTACAATTGAGCCGCCGAGCCGCAAGGTACAATTCTTGTCCCGCCCTATCTGCGTTCCAAACAACGTTGATGGCTGGTTCGTCGCTAAAGTTCTTTAATCCAAAGGAGGATACAAACCATGGCATATCAAGCAACCACTAATATTCGTCACGACGGCAAGAGATTCAAAAAGGGAGATACATTTCCGACATCCGGCGTCAAAAAGGAAGACCTTGAGCGCCTGAAGTCTCTCGGGGCTATCGTTGACCCGGAAGCCGAAGCTAAGGCACTTGCCGCCGCTGAAGCTAAGGCACTTGCCGCCGCTGAAGCTAAGGCAGCGAAGGAAAAAGAAGAAGCAGGCACAGGAGAATAAAGGAGGCGGGACCCCATGAGTTTACGGGACCAGATGAAAATAGACGTTCAAAGAACGTTCTTCAACCCGTTGGAATTCTCGGAACTACACAACTGGGTCCCGGATTCCTTCAACCCCGTACAGTACCCTGTCAACATGATGATTGAGGCGTTTACGTTGGACGGACGACCGTTACAATACGCTGAAGGTGTAGCCGTTAGCAACATCGTGGTCCATGTGGACCCGGATGCTTTGGGTTACATCCCGCAGTACGGCGAACGCCCTATGTTAGATGGTCGTGTGTACATGGTTACAGGCGTATCTAATGAATTCGGAGTGATCAAAGTTA